CACCCTGTACTGAAAAGGATTGCCCCCTTCATAACCACGTACAAGCAGACGGTTGCCTGCTTGCTCCACATTTGTATAAAACTTCATTCAGTCAGCAGTTCTGGGTTTCCACGTTGATACCTGAGCACCAGTTCCGCACTGGGGTCTACAAAGGTCATTATATCAGAAGATCGGACCACAGCCTCCTTCTTAGCAGCAAATGGGAGCCAGTCTGTCAACTGGTCCCCATCCACAAGCATTGGATTAACTAGGATACAATCTGGATCTCCAAATTGCACACCTTCAATTTCTTCAACTGACGCCAGCAGCCACTGGTCCTTCAGTAACAGCACTTTGAGTAGTTTCTCCAAGGATATCAGCTCCGTTATTAGGTAGGAATGAAAGATCAACGCCAGCTTCTTTTAGTTTGCCAACGTAATTAACAAGAATATCTTCTGCAGGTGGCATAGCAGAGATTACAGAAGTAGGAGCAATGCGATGATCTTCGTATGGAGTGTATGGATTCCACCTACGATAGGATACATTATAAGACTCGTTATCTGCTACATCCAACTTCAGCGCCAGTGGATACAAAAGTTGATAAGCAACAAACTTATCTTCCTCCCGAATTTGGGTGAAATTGCAAACTACATGCTCACCAGTAACAAGGTGAATAACGCGAATATTGTGACTAATAGAATCTGCCATGGTAAAATATCTTTTCTATAGTATATCAAATCAAAAGGGGACCGTCAAGTCCCCTTCATTATTATTTAGAACCACTTCTTACGCTTCTGTTTTTCTGGAAGTTCTTTCCTCAATGTAATTGTCAACAATCCATCAACAAATTTTACATCTTCAACTTCCACATCATCTGCCATCTGCCAGTTGCGTGAGAATGTCCTGTAAGAAATTCCCTTGTGGGAATATTTCCTTTCTTTATCTGGCGGTGCTTTGCGAGCAGAAACCGTCAGAACATTCCGTTCGGTCTCCACCTCAATGTCTTCTTCTGAAAATCCCGCAAGAGCAACTTCAAGTACGGTTCTGCCATCATCCCCGTCAACAACATTGTAAGGTGGGTAACTTGATCCACCTCCTGCAAGAGCTTCCAGTCTGCTGAATGTTTCATTAAATCCAATAGAATATGGTGTGTATGTTTCCCAATTAAATGTGACCATTGTCCTTAAAAAAGCGACGTGTACATGTGACCCGTTAGGCATCACACTAATAATTATATGTCTGAGAATTTTTTTGACAACAGAATAGTATTCTGGATTTCCGAATTTTCTATACGGTTCTCATGAATATAATTCATTGTGTGTTCTGTAAACATATCAAATCCTACGGAATACCGAACAGCTCCAGACTGATTTGGATTTACTCCATGCTGAACCCAAGAAGGAAACAAGCATATTTTTCCTGGAATATTCTCACACATAAATGGTCCATGATATAAACTGAATAAAGGTATCCAGTAATCGGTGGTTGTATTATTCTGCGTTAAAGATATGTTACCACTTAAAAAAGTATTCTCGTGAAGAGAATGAGAATGCATTTTTAATCCTTGATCGTTCTCAAGTTTTATTGCCCACCCCCGTATCCATATCTGATCTTTAGAAAGAGATTCTACTTGAAGTTGATCACAGTATTGTGAGTACATACTCCAAATAAAATTACTCAGTGTTTTGACAGATGCACTTGCATATGAAAATATGTTGTAGGTTTTCCACGCATCATCGTCATAAGAACCTAAGTTATTTGTACGGATCAAAGATAACAAATCATCTACAATTGATGACTGTAAATTATCAATGTAAAAAGATACGTCAAGACTTGGGGCAAACGGTGTGTTTGGTTCCCAAGTCTTCCATCTATGGAGTTTTCCAACTTCTTGTTTAATAACAAGATCATTAATATCATTCATCAAGCTTCTGCTTGCTTTTTCCTTCCAATATTATACTTACTTTCTAGAGTCCAGTCATTCTTATCTTTAAATGAAAGAACTTTAATTTGATTTAAAGGAGCAAGATCCTCAATTTTTTCAGGAACAACAACACCAATCAATCCCCAATCTGCCAGTAGTTGGACAATACGATTGCGGCGTTGCAAATCATTCAAAGAAAAATTTGTTTGTTTCCCATCAAGGGCAAACAATTCCTTGAAATGAACGATATAATACTTGCCTTGTTTGTGTAGAATATGGCAAGACTGATAGATCTTCTTCTCTTTACGAGATGCTACACCAATGCGAGTTAAAGTTTCTCTCACTTTGAGAAAGTCATCAGGTTCTTTGAGAACCACTTCTACCATATCAGTTTGCTTCCACTGGATTTCAGTTTCAACACTCATCTTTTTCCACCTTTATTCAATATCTTTGCAATATGATCTAACTGATCCTTGGTGAGAACCCTGAGTGCTTGTAGAGCTTTATCGTCATTATAACCATAATACTCTTTTACTACTTCAAGATAATCAATAGAATCTTTCTTTGCCCAGGGAGAGAAACGCTTCCTAGGTTTCACACTATTTAGTAAAAAATCATATTGCATCTTCTTTGGAAGATGGGGGTTCTTGTTCATCTCATTGACAAAGAGAATAGTATCAGTGAAAGAACTGAGGCACCTGTTAACAATGTAAGGAGGATAACCTCGCTCAGCATTAAGATCTCCATCTAGAATACTCTTCTTGGATTGGTTGATTGAATACAGATAATCTTTTAGTTGGTACGTCATTCCAGTGTCTTACTACTCCTGCAACAATGAATAAATTAGTGATAAAATAAGAGAGAAATATAAAAGTGCGTATACCAGCAATGATATCCGCCTCTCTTTTTTCACGTCCCTCTTTTCGTCCGAGTGCATAACTCCACAGTCTCCACATTATTTGAATACAGCAGTAACACCAAGAATTTTTGCATTTGGATTCCGAGCAAGAGCAACCTGACGTGCTTCTTGGTAATCACGAGCATGAACGGTCTCAGTAAAGACAGTGCCCGCCACATATAGTTTTACTTCACACTTCATAATTAAAAAGGACGAGTTCCTTGCGAGACGCTTGATCTGTATTATAACTCCCCACGGAGCGCATGGTGTAGGTATGTGCAAATTCTCCAACTGTCCACCCCTCAAAGCGTTCCTTCACGAGGTTGCTGCTGTTGTAGGAGATCAGTTGAGGACCAACAAAACAATCGCAATCAACAGCAAAAGTATCGTGATTGAATCCTTTATGCATTGATCCTTTGCGCCCATAGAGGTTGTCCTTAATGTCATAAGGAGGATCAAGATAAGTAAATACTGCTTTATCATCTGTAAGCAGATGTTGGTATGATAGATTAGTTATACGCCAATCTTTAATTAGTTCCTGATATTCTGGCAGTCGGTCAATTCCTGCCATTGAGAAGTTGCTATCGCTTGCTTGTTCTGAGAAGGAGCTGGACTCTGTAAGCCCAGAGAAAGAACACTTATTAACCACATAGAAGGAAACAGCACGGTGGAAATCTTCAGTGTCTTCCACAGGTCTCCCCAGATATTCTTTTGCACTATCAAACAAAGTTCTCGCAGATCCAGGATCAATATGTCGTTGCTTGAGTTGGACGAGTTCATCCCTGAGTTTTTGTCCATTGTCTTGTAGTTCTCGCCAGAAATTATAGAGTGGTTCGTAAAGATCGTTTACCCAAATATCTAGTTTGGGATAACGCTTGGATACTTCCAATGCTACAGAACCACCACCAAGGAAAGGTTCACGATACTCACGATAATCTTTCAGATCAGGAATGAACTGGAAGAGTTTACTAGTTGCTCTACTCTTCCCGCCTGGATAGCGTAGAGGCGTCTTCAGTGATTTCAAAGTTTTCATGATAAAAAATTTATTACGGTTGGTTTTTGAATTGACGCTTCAATTTCAAATGGTTGACAGAAAAACGTACCATCTATGTGTTGTTGTTTATGCTCAAACATACAACACAAATCCATATGAAAAACTCTATGGCATGTTGGACACAAAAGAACTGTTTTGGCAAACTCTTTATCCAATCTTTTTGGACCAGCTCTACCAGCAATATCAGACACTCTTCTATTTGTTGGATCATCATCCCAAATATGATGCCATTCGTACACACGATTGTGCAAAACAGCTCCACAAAATTCACATCCACCACGTCGTTTTATTTCGCGGTTGATATATTCACGATCAGATTTTACACGTTTTGCGTCATGACGTTTTTTCTTTAGTTGTTTTTCTGTGGGATTCTCCAAAACAACTTTAGAGTGTCCTCGTTTACTGTATTTCTTGAAACTCATAATCAGCAGGGTGATACTTAACGTATTCACGGAAAGTCATTTTCATTTCTTTCTGCGTCATACCACAATGAGCAGCTGCAGCAGGTAGATTCATTGTAGCATGAAACAATGCTTGGTTTGCTTCATCTACATTCTCTGGAGTTGTCTTATTCATTTGAATTCGCAACTCATCATAATTTCGGTTAGACATGCTAATAGATTTACTTCTTGATCGGGAACGACACTAATGTCACGCATATACTTTGCGATAATAAGAACTGCTTCTGGGATAGCAGCAGGTTTTAGAACTTCATACAAACTATCATAGATCTTACGCATCACCATGCTGGGATCATTGTCCATGTGTTGAACAACCCAGTTCTTTACAGTAGTAAATTCTTTTTTCTTCAGGGACGCAAGTAATGCATCCAGATTAACATCAGCAACATCCACAAGGATAGCAGACGAAATACTACCAGTAGCGGCATACCGCTGACACTCGTTAATGAGGCGACGCCAATCAGGATAATACCTACGGACAAGCTTAGCAAGAACTTTGTCCTCAAATTCAACTTGTTCATGGACTAAAATAGTTTTAAGACGAGTGAAGAACTCACCCTGCAACTGAGTTGCTTGCTCAGGTTTGATCCTGAAATCAACCACCGTGCAACGGGAGTGTAGTGGTTCAATGATCTTATTGATGAAGTTACAGGTGAAGATGAAGCGGCAGTTGCTGTGGAACTCCTCTACGGCGGTCCTGAGGGACAGCTGGACATCGTTAGTGGTGTTGTCTGCCTCATCAATGATAACGACCTTGTGGGACGCCCCAGAGGTCAGAGAGACGGTGCTAGCGAACTGACGGATACGATTACGAACAGTGTCTAGGAAACGCCCCTCGTCGGACCCGTTGATGACGAT